AAAAGTTAAGAGGATTAAGTAAAGCAAAGGTAAAAGAAAAAGATGCAGTTGCACAAGTTAAAAAACTAGTAGATGATAAACCTAAAGATCAAGATATTATAATGAAGAATCTTAAAAATACAGGAGATCAGAATAGATTAATTAATAAATTTGATGATATAAATGTAAAACCTAATTATTCACCATACGATAGTACCATGAGACCAATACGTAGATTTTCTAAAAACTTCACAAAAATGGGAAAAGACCCTGAATCATACTACAAATTTGGTGGAAAACCAACAACAGCAAATATTAAAAAGGGAAGTATTCCTGAACCAAAGAAAAAATAGGTTTATAAAACACAACTAAATAATTGATATTGATCGATGTTATGTCGCATTTGATAATATCAAAAAAGAATGAGGTGCATCTTCAGATTGAGTCTGATATGCACGTTTATTATGAGTTAGCAGACTATTTCACCTTTGAAGTACCAGGTGCAAAGTTTATGCCAACTTATAAGAATAAGTATTGGGACGGAAAGATAAGGTTATTTAATATTCAGAACAATCAGATATATGTTGGACTTTTAGATAAGGTCGTTCAATTTTGTAAAGATCACGAATACACATATGACTTTCAACCAAGTAAGTTTTATGGTTTACCATTTGAAGTAAATGATGGTATCTCAGAGGAGGGTGTGAAAGACTATATGAACGCTGTAAGTAAATATAAACCTAGAGATTATCAGATACAGGGAGTACACGACGCTTTAAAATACAATCGTAGGTTATTGATATCTCCAACTGCTTCAGGAAAGTCGCTGATGATATATGGGATTGTGAGATATTACGTTGAAAGAAAATTAAGTATTCTGATAGTAGTTCCGACGACATCCTTAGTAGAACAGATGTATAAAGATTTTGAGGATTATGGTTGGGATGTTGGTTCATTCTGCCACAAGATATATGCGGGTAAAGAAAGAGAAACAGATTCTCAGGTAATCATCACAACTTGGCAATCGATCTACAAACTTCCTCGTAAGTACTTTAATCGTTTTGGATGTGTAATCGGAGATGAAGCACACCAATTTAAATCAAAGTCCTTAATATCTATAATGTCAAAACTTGATAATGCCAAGTATCGCTTTGGTTTTACAGGAACTCTTGATGGAACGCAAACACATAAGTGGGTATTAGAAGGACTATTCGGACCATCATATAAGATTATTAAGACTGACGAATTGATGAAGAAAGGTCACGTTGCAACTTTAGATATCAATGTATTACTATTAAAACATTCACCAAATAAATTTGAAACTTTTGAAGATGAGATACAATACATTATTGGACATCAAAAAAGAAATAACTTTATTAAAAATCTTGCTCTCGACCTCAAAGGTAATACATTAATTCTATTTGCAAGAGTCGAAGGACACGGAGAACCCCTATATAATTTAATACAGGAGAGCAATGTACTTGAACAACGACAAGTCTTTTTCGTACACGGAGGAGTTGCAACAGAAGATCGAGAAGAGGTTCGCTCAATTACAGAAATGGAGAGTAACGCAATCATTATTGCCTCTTACGGAACCTTCTCAACAGGAATCAACATTAAGAACCTTCATAATGTCATCTTTGCTTCCCCATCTAAATCTCGAATACGAAACCTTCAATCAATCGGAAGAGTCCTAAGAAAGGGAAACAATAAAACGAAGGCAACTCTATATGATATTGCCGATGATATTAGTTACAAATCAAGAAGAAACTATACACTGAATCACCTCATTGAAAGAATTAAGGTGTATAATGAAGAGAACTTCAATTATGACATTGTAAAAATACCACTGAAAAATTAATGATTCAAGATAATGAAGTATTTGTAATTGATGATTTTATTGAAAAAGAATATCAAGAGCAAATTAAAAAAGTATTACTAGGTAGTGAACCTTTTGATGATCAAGAGTTTCCTTGGTATTTTATTGAAGATGTTACAGCATCAGGTGATGATGATAGTCAACATCGACCAGCAATGAGTCATCAGTATGTTGAATTTCAAGATGATAAAGATTCAATGGGAGTTATAGCGAGTGACTTTCATGATATGTTTATACCTATGTTACAAAGAGCTGCATTTAAATTTCGTATGAGATATGTGAATGCACTTCAAGGTAGATCTTTTTTACAATTTCCAACAAACAAAAAAATGACTGTTGATCTTCCACATATTGATATCTACAGTCGAAAGCATTTAGTTTGCTTATATTATGTTTGTGATAGTGATGGAGATACTATCATTTACAACGAAAGAGAAAAAGATCGACCTGATGGAATCTATACAATTAAACAAAGAGTCACTCCAAAACAAGGTCGAGTTGTCTTATTTGATGGTTGGTTAATGCACACAGCAGAACAACCCATAAATAATGTTAGATGCATTGTAAATTACAATTTGGATTAATGGGAGAAGAATTCTACGCTGCCTTAAAACTTATTACTGGTGAAGAAATCTTCGCACTTGTTTCTGTCGATGAAAATGATGGAGACTCAATCATCATGCTTTCAAATCCTGTTATTATGAAAATGATGCATAGTCCAGCTGGACATTATGTAAAAGTTAAACCTTGGTTAGAACTACCAGATCAGGATTTATTTTTAATTAAGTATGATAAAATTATTACAATGTCTGAAGTAAATGATAAACAGATGATTAAGTTTTACAATCGATATCTAAATGAAGATGATATAGATATTGAAATTGACGGTAAAGTATCTCTAACAGATAAAATGGGACTTTTATCTACAGTTGAAGATGCTCGCAAAAGCCTTGAAAGTATCTTTAAGAATAATATAGATAAGCCTAACAACCCTTGAACCTCTACAAAGGTTATTGTACACAAATTATTAGAACTTGTCAAGTGAGTGAGAAAAAGCAAATAAACAAAGATCAAATAGTACAGGATTATACACGTTCTTTAGTAGAGTTTTATAATAAATCAAAAATTTTACCTGTTCAAGTAATTGATAATTTATTTGAACAAGAACATAGTAACAAGATTAAAAATTTAATACTTGACTATGAGAAAAAAAATCCAGTTGGAATGGACTCTAATATTAAAGCATGGTCTAGTGATTATGAAACACATTTACTGACTGATGTATTTTTAAGTTACATTGATGCAATAGTACAATTTTCTCAAGGTTTATATAATAAATTATTTTCTAAAAATGAAAATTTAGAGATAGGAGAATTCTGGGTAGCACATTATCGTAAAGGTGACTTTACAGTAAAACATAGTCATGGTGAATTGTATGAACATCTTATATCAGGATGTTATTATGCATATGTTGAAGATAATGCATCACCTATAATATTTGATGGACAAGAATCAATTTATCCTAAAAATAATTCTTTAATTTTGTTCTCCTCACTAATAGAACATGAAGTTCCACCTACAGATGGTGAAAGAATTATAATGTCTTTTAATATACGCAGGACTCAGTAACTTGTCAATTTCAATAAATCATGTTATAATACTTTTATATTCGGTAACTATATGGCAAAGAAGAAGTCAGAACATTATGTAAATAACCGTGAACTATTAGAAGCATTAATTGTTTATCGTGCGAAGGTAAAGGAAGCAGAGGAGAATGATTTACCAAAACCACGCATCACAAATTACTTAGGTTCTTGCTTTTTAAAGATTGCTACACACTTGTCATATAAACCAAACTTTGTTAATTATATGTTTCGTGATGATATGATATCTGATGGTATTGAGAACTGTGTTCAGTATATTCATAACTTTGATCCAGAGAAGTCAAGAAATCCATTTGCCTATTTTACTCAAATCATACACTATGCCTTTCTGAGACGTATACAAAAAGAAAAGAAGCAATTAGAAATTAAGACAAAGATAATTGAGAAGACAGGATTTGAAGAAGTGATGACAGTAGATGATGGTGCAATGACAGGTAGTAGTTCTGATTATAATACAATTAAAGATAATATCCAATATAAGTCAAGTAACAGATGATTTTACCAGGTTCTACAGTTAAAGTGATAGATGAAAATTCAATATACAGAGGGTATGTTGGATGTGTTCAAAGAATACAAGGTAAAAAGGCAGCAGTTCTAATGGATAGTCATACTCCTTGGGACAAGATGATTACATTTAGACTTTCTGAACTTAATGAAGTGACAGAGGGTTTTCAATATTATCCTAAAAAGAAAAAATGAAATTAACACAAGAACTCATTGACAAAATACAAGAAGCAATGCTTCATACCAAT